CTCGTAGGCTGCTCGTTCGTCGAAATACCATCCATGTTCTTCTTGTTTTTGTAAGATGTGTGCGACCTGATGTTCTAATTCGACCCAATCAGGTAAGGGTGGAAATGTTGACATAGTTTCTTGGTAACGATTGTATCTTGTACGCAATAGTCCTCCATCTCCTTACTCCATTCTAGCCAATCGGAGGATTCTCCAAAGTCCCCTTTGTATTCTCCTAATCGGTAGCCGTAGGATTCCAGAGAGTGGCGTCCGTACAACTTAGGTGGCATACCTTCCGGCTTAGACTTGCGGTCTACTTCTAGCATGTTCGGATGGTACAACCTTGATAATAATAATGTATCTATGATACGTCCCTGTGGATTGAACCATGGGTATATCTTCTTCATCACAGGTATGTCGAACCCTATGATGTTATGTCCAATAATTGTGTCAGCTAGTTCTAGATACTGAACTGCTCTGACTATGGGCTGCTCTCCTCCTATATCATTGTATCTTGTAGTCTCACCTGTCTCATAATCGAGAGTGACGATACAATGTATCTCAGTTCTTTCTGCCTTTAGAGGTGTTGTTTCCAGATCGAACAGGAGGGTGGTAGGTTTTGTCTCTAAATTTTGCACGTCTTTTCTGTTCTTTAGTTGGCGGGTTTGGTCGTTGCAACTCAGAAGTCTGAGCTTGCGTCGAAAATTGGTGTTGTCTCAGTTTCATTGTCCTCATAAAATTTACATGACGCTAGGTCATAGGTCAATCTTGTAGCGACTCCAACCTCTCCTGAGTAACGATTTTTAAGAACTCGCAGAGTTGTTGTGTTGTTGCTATCTTCGCTTTGTTGGTCTCTCTCCAGAGCGAGGACGCTATCGCTGATCTGAGAGATCGAATGAGAGCCTCGTAGTTGTCCGAGGGATACACGTCCTCCCTCCTCGTGCGAATTACTGTCACTATTACTTCTCCTTAAATGTGATACTAAAAATAGGGTGATTCCTGTACGTTCGACTAAGCTACGTAGCCTTGTCATGGTAGAGTCTATCATTCTTCTTTCATCACCATCAAGTCCTGACAGTAATATACTGAGGTGGTCTAGGAATATAATACGACATTCCAATCCACTGGCAAGGTATTCGACCCTGTTGTAAATAACGTCTGGGTCAAAAGAGCCAAAGCCGTCAAAAAGATATACGTTCCAATTAGCAAGCGTAGCATTGAAAGCCTCCGTTAGTTCTTCTTCTTCATGTTCTCCGATGTGGAGTGCTTTACCTACAGCTGATGACATCAAGCCAAGAGCTGTACGTTTTGTATTTGACTCCAGTTCTAATATACCTACTGTCTCTCCTTGTTGACAAAGATAAGACGCTAGGTCTCTTACGAATGAAGTCTTACCACTACCTGTACCGGCAGTGATGGTTATAAGTTCTCCGTACCTGATGCCGTGTAACTTCTCATTCATACCCTCGTATGGGTACTTATGGTCACAGGCTTTGGTTGGTTCAGTTACTACACTAAGTAGATTCTTACCATCTATGATTCCGTCTGGTCGGTACGGCTTGGCGTCCCAGATGGCTTTTCTGATACTGTCAGAATCCCCATTTTGGAGAGCATCTGAAGCATCTTTATAATTCTCGAGACGGGCAACCTTGACTCTGCCAGATGGGAGTATTCCCGAGGCAGATTCAGTGGCCTCACGCCCTGCTTCATCGTTGTCGAAGAAGAGGACGATCTCTTGGTATCCCTGTAAGAATGGGATTGCTTTTTGGAGGTCTTTCTTGGCACTTGCCGCACCATGAGGTAGGCTGACCATCGGCCAACCTGACATAACCTCGTAACAAGAGGCTGCATCTAGTTCTCCTTCTGTAATTACTATTCGCTTTCCGGAGGTGGGGAAAAGATGCTGTCCAAAGAGCTGATCTGATTTTCCACCTTCGTAATGAAAGTCTTTCTTTCTTGATTTAATTTTGAATCCAACAACTTGCCCATTGTCATTATAATATGGGAAGCGTAAGGTATTTCCGTATCGGTAAATCCTATAGAACGCATTTGTTGATTCACTGATTCTTCGTTTGTGCAGCTGTTCAGCTGACCCGAGGAATTGTACTCGTTGTTCATTTGTCATTTGGGTGTAAGTGTTGTCCCCGTCCGCCGGGGTATACGTGTGGCACGAAAAGCAAAACTTGTGACCATCAGAGTAAACTGAGTTAGCATCTGACGAGCCACAGTTAGGACAGGGTTCGTGTGCCACAAATTCGCTTTCTTCGTTCATATTAACCAATCTATGGGGATTGCGTGTGCACTTGCCCACTTGATGCCATGCTTCTCACACCATTGGGCATAGGTAGTTTTGGATTTCTTGCTGATCTTATTGAACGGAGCTTGAAATACCATCCGTAAATCAAGATCGGGATTGTCTCGCATGACCGCCTTGATCTTACGTCTATCTTCTGAATCCCAATACCCCTTAGTCTCTAGCATCACACCGTTGACTAGGACGAAATCGGGATTGTAATGGTGCTGTATGGTATAAGCAACTTTGTGTGTCTCATACTCATACTTAGCACCTACTTTATCAAGAATGTCAGCGACACTCTCTTCTAATTTAGACCTAAAAGTCTTCTTCTTCTTCATCTTCTGCGGGTGGGACAGCTACTGGCTTAGGTTCAGATGTCTTGAAGCCTTCAGTTGTACCGAACATATCAGCAACTGCATCTTCATCCATGCTATCTGTGTCTACAGCAGCACCTTCACCTACAGCAACAACTTGTACGCCAAGCAGCTTAAGGCTACTTCCGTAGGTAACGCCATCTCTGAGGATGTACGGCTTCTGAAAGAAACCAAGCTTAACTGTTGAGCCACCATATAGTGGTGTCTTCTTGTCAGTAACTGGTGTGCCTTCTGTGTCGACAACACCGGGTCTCTTGTCTTCTCCCCATGAGAATTTGATTTTGTATTTACCATCAGCTACCTCCTCCCATGGTGTGGGTTTTAGGGTGGCTCTCTTTGGATTCTTCAGTTTGCCTTCAGCCCATCTAAGGACTTCAGCTCTTTCAGTCTCGAGCTTATCAATTACATCTTCGCCAACAATAGCAGCGAGTGAGTAACCGAACTTGCCGGGTTCAAGTATGGCTTGGAAGCCTTCTAGTTTAATCTCGTCAGTCACGTGGACGTTTTTAGCCATTAGTGTTCTCCTTGTGGTATGCGTCAATCTTAGACTGAATCTCAGTCTTTTGAGTGTTTAAGTAGTCAATCCTTTCGTTGATTGCTTTGAGTTGTGCGTGGTATTGTTCGTGTTTAGCCTTCTCTATGTCCTCTTTTGCCACGACGTAGATTTCTGTTGGTGCGAAGAAACTACTGAAAAAAGAACTAGGTGAATAGAAAGCCTCTTTATAAATGTCTATTGTCATAGTTAACAGAAAAAATAAGTGGATTCTATAACCGTTTCTGGTTGTAAGTCGCCAATGATAGGCGGTTCTGTCTCTGCCCCAACATAAAGGGCAAAGGTCTTGAGGTAATCATGCTCTGCAAAGAGGTGCATGTATGTTTCCCTTATTATAGCACTAAGTTTACCCATATCGCAACATCTGCTTAACACACTGTCATGAATTAGTGCAATCGGTTCATCAAAACTCCGAAGCGCAAGGTGTAAGAGAGATGCGTCCAAACTATGGATAAGGTTAGGTGCAGTAGCAGCCTTGTGCCTATTGATGTCGACCTCCTTCCCGTCTTCTACTGCGACGGATAAGTCACAACGACCTAATAGTTGTAGTTGTATACGTTCTACTTTCTTTTTAAAGTACCGCTGTCTAACTACGAAACCAGAAGGGGTCGTCCATTCTATAAAATTTTCGCCACGTTTTATGGCTTGTCCTACCTCAGTCTCAATCCATCTCATAACTGACATTGGCCCGGGCACTACTGCCTGCATAGCCGAACGAACTGATGAAACGATCTGAGTTAGGTCATCTTTATCTACATCTATACCCTTCTCTTTAAGTGCATCTTTGATGTATGATCTATTAGAGTAAGCCTTTGCATTGTATGGAATAGTCATAACAGTACGCTTGACGCACTTTCTATCCCAGACATCTCTGTACTTCTCTGGTATATATGGGCTTGCAACCTCTGCAACGACAGCATAAGCATCTTGTGGCTTAGGTGACGGTACAACATTGACAAGCTGTGCTGTGGATTTATCACGTGCAAGACCTGCTAGTATCTGTAAACCAGAACAGGTAGCATCGGTAGCCACAGGTAACGAGGTGGTGTTACGTTCCTTGAGAATTACACATTGATGGAACTCTTCGCACGCTGCTAAGAATAACCACGGCTCGTCTGCTGCTTCCCAATCGCCAAGATTAGCAATAGGGTCAAGTGAGACACGTGAGATTAGTGACCAATTCTCATGAGTCCAATCTAGTCTCTCTTGCATTGTAGCTTTATCTAATCCGTAAGTTGTAGCTACTTGGAAAGCGAGCCAGTCCTCACAGTTCTCGGTCAGAACGGCAGCATCAGCAAACTGTAATAAAGATTTACCAAAGTCTGTATCCTGTGGTGTGAGAAATGCCGGTATTGGATAGGCTCGTCCCCTGTAATCAAACGACCACGGAATGTAAAACTCTCTGTCTTTGAAGCGTGCGACAGCCTCCATAGTCATTCTTGTGCGGCAGCTTCTCTTGAACTCCGCCGCTCTCTTATTCATTACTTCCGCCGCTGCTCTACGGTAATGCTTCCGTGACTCTTTATTAGTCTCAATGTCAGCAGGCTTTGGAGGTAAATCATAATGTACGATAGGTAGGAATTTACCAACACTTACACCTCTCTCTTGTAACAGCTCCGCAGTACGGACGATAAAGGGATTTAACCTATATTTAACTTGCTGTATTTTGTTCAGAAAAGCGAGTGGGATTTCCCCCTGTATAAGGGCGTGATCGCCTCTTCTGACAAGCTCATGGCCGTGCATGACCTCATTCAGTATATACCCACCTGCTTCGGTGTTTGTCCAGTCTCTGGGTGGTATAAGCATAGGCCACGCTAATGGTGAAAATAATTCAGCATTTGCCATCACCTCGTCCTTGATGTCCATAAACTCTGCGGTTGGTACAATATATACTGTAGTCTTACGACCTGTGCGTATACGTTGCTTATAAAACCAACCACTTGACTCCATAATACAATCAAGTAGCCAACCACCAAGCTTGGTACGTATAGATGTACCCCAAGCATGCCATGGTTTCACATTATATCTGTTCATTAGCGTCCTAATTACTACGAGTTTCTGATGTGTACCACAAGCCTTGTGCCAGTAGTTATCTTTGAGTGTCTTAAGCAATGCAGGTGCATGGTATTCGTAGTGTCTCATCTGGCACTCATCCTCGACTGCTTTGCCGATGGCACTACATATATTTGTAGCGGTATTACACTTATCCTTGTAACCAAATACGTTATCGAATGTAATCTTACACGCAATGGCTGCGGCGGCTAGTGTTTCTATTGTAGATAAGTATTCATGTATGTCCTTGAAGGCAGCACCATACTTACCTTGATGTATCTTTGTATTAGTATCCTCAATACGTTTAACTACATGTGGCAGTAACGTATCTATACTACTGATACCGTATACACTTGCTGACGAATAGTTCTGTTGTTCTAACTTATACGTCTGGTCACGTAATCGTTTCAGTCCCTGTGCTATCTGGGTTCTCTCCAGTTGCATCTGTTCTTCTATTATATCTGTCTGCAAGTTCATCTCTTATTTGTGCGAGTAGGTGTCTTTGTATTTCCTCGTAATGAGGATGATTCTCGTCAAGCATATCTAATGCCTGTGAGTGGTATGTATAAATGTCGTCACTCGGAATCAATTTGTTTCTTTTCATTGTCGGTGAGGTATTCATAGGGTTTCATATGTTGTATGTGATCGTGTGTGCAGATGATAAACTCCTCTTGTTGATCTACTACAAGTTTTGCAACTCTTTTCTTGGCAGCCTTGTGCTGCTGATACACATACTCCTTGACTTTACCAGTCTTGCAATTAATCGTACGTATTATGCAATCGTGTGATGCCGGAAGTTCCCAACCATTCATCTTCCAGTCCATAAAGTCATCATACTCCACAGGCATGAACCATTCGGCGGGTGCTTTTTGTATTCTAGCCCAGTTGTTGGGAAAGTATTTCTTTGTCATAAGGTCTGTACCTTCTGTTAGGGTTGTTGTGTTTGTCTAAGTATACGTCCTTGAGAGTAGTATCGTACCACTCTTTACACATGGTATCAGCACGATAGGCTGCTTCCATGTCGTCCTTTGCCATAAAGCAAAAGTGTTTGCCGCAATCTGTGTCGGCACAATAATAGCGATATAGGGTCATGATTGTGAGTGGGTGAGTTTCTTAATTAGCATTTTGGTACGTTTCTTGGCAGCCTGTACCATTCGAGGCTTTTTCTTGTATTTTGGCGGTTTGTTGGAGTGCTTCTGCCAGTTCGGTGTTGTTGTCATGGTAATTCCAATGTCGTGATACCCCTGCAATAATGAATATGTTAGTAAGTACACTCAATGTAAGTATAACATTCTTCTCGAATCTTGATTGTTTCTTACTCATTTCGCAATGTATGGGTATTGTTCTTCGTCAGGATAATAGAAGTCAACTAATGCGTACTCGTGCTTATCGCAATGTTTTTCTGCATAGAAGTTGGCATCTGTGTTACTCCTGATTACATCTGCATCAACGTCGACCTTTATGAGCAGGTATAGTGGTTTAATCATAAGTACCCCGCTATTTCACAGCCGGGCTCGTCGTAGAACCACGAGATGGCTACAGTATCCTCAAACTTTTCTCTGAGTGCATGGCATACAGCTTCTGGTGGTGACCATGCTGTATTGAACTCTATCTCTAGGTTCTCAGGGTCAGGGTCTACGACCTCGACATCATATGCGTCCCACTTGGTATCCCAGTTCTGTAGTCTCCAGTCATACCACCTGTCATCAGCCAAACCTGTTGACTCAAATCTGTATGTGAGCCATGGGTCTTCTTTCTTGACAGGTAACTCGCCAACCTCACCACGTTTAGAGTGCAACCAGTTGCCTGCTGTTTGCTCGTCAAGTGGTGTGTTAGCCCAGTCTGGTTCTGGTATGATCTGTGTAAAGCAGTTCTCGTCCTCGAACATCTGCCTGATAGCTTTGATGTCCTCGATAGCTTTGGCTGTATTGTCTCCGGCAGGGTAAAATGTAACCCTGTTGTGGCAATGGTTTGGCATAATTATCTCCGATTAGTTTTTGATGTTGTATCTAGCAATTAGTTTGTTGTAAGCTTCATCCTTATTATACTGTGTATTGTTAGCAATGTCAAGTAAAAGTTGCTTTAAGAATACATTTTCATCTGCTGATATACCTACAACTCTGCCTGACTTAGAACCTTTAGCTTTAGCAGGTGCTTTTTTAGGTGCAACTAGCTTGTTAGCTTTCATCTTAGCTACAACAGGTGCGTCCTTCATAGACTTTTTAGCGTTTGCGATAGCCTTATCTATATTTGCTTGTTCTTGAGCTCTCTGTTCTGGTGTAGTAGAGAAGTCATATACTGGTAAGTCTGTTTTGATTGGTGTTTGTGTCATGGTGGTAATAAATGATGGTTTGCGTGATGGTATGCGTAGATAGTTGGTAGCTAGCCACGGCTTGGTGTTGAGATACTGCTTGTATGCAGTAATAGTGTCGATAGTAGTATCGAACTTGATAGACTCTGGCATGGCACGTGTGAAGTCTACGACCTTGCGTGATGCTTGTGAAAGATCGCCAACAATCTCGTAGTCAAAGCAGTTGTACCATATGCGCTGTGCTTGACATATAACGTCGTAACAGGTATGTACCTTGCCGTAGCGTTGGTAATACTCGTCGCATAGTGCAACGCCGTGTAATATGAGCCATGCAAGATTGTTTTGGTTGGCAGCAGCCCATTGTGTACAAGGGTGGTTGCGAAACGCACCGTGAGATGTACGATAAGGTGTGCCGTCTTGCTTGTATAGTTTGCCGACGCCGTAGTACCAGTCGCTGTATATAATGGACAGCATCTGGCAAGTCTCGAGTGGCATCTTGACTATGTGCTTGTCTGGTAGGTTGCGAGCTGACTGTACTGGGCAGCGGTCTGTAACAAAGATATTCATATACTTATTATAGTCTAAATATCACAAATTGTCGACCTTTTGTCAGGATTCTCAGATATATTATCTGGGACTCTTCTTGAGTATAGTTCATCACTCCACTCGTAGTTCTGTGCCCGCTTATATCTGGCATCTGACTCCTGTACGTAGACAAACATTGCGTCTTCACGTATCTTGTTAGCTACGAATACGTCCACAGGTACTTGATTGTCCTGTATCATATCATACTCGTCCTGAGTGATGGCTAGTTCTGGTATGTAAATGTGTGGCATTAGTCGTCCTCCTCGTCGTATTCTTCTCGTCCGTCTGCTATCTCTAAGCAGAAGTATTCTAGCAGTTGTCTAACTGTGTAATCAGGATACTCTAGCATATCTTCCATGAAACTAGCGAATGATCGCCTAGTGCCGTCGACCATGTAGTAGTACTCCTGTATGTAGTCGGACTGCCATTTGAGTTGTTCTGGCGTTTGTGTTGGTGTCGGTAGTGATTGTGACATTACATCATCTCCCCGAAAACTAAAAATGGCTTGGCGTTATTGTTGTGCATCTCCCTCTTTTTAATGGCTTGATATGTTGGATAAGGGCAATCTGTCCATGTGTCATGGCTAATCATCCAATCGTACGCCAATAGGTATGGTATCATGTCCTTGTCGTCTATGTATGTGTTAAATCCCATGTGTTTTCTCCTCGTATAGTATTCTTTCTAGTCTTGTAATGTGTAGCTGTAAGTTTTCAGCGTGCTTGTATAGTTCATCGCCCTCGTCACCAAACTCGTTGTCGATCTCGTCCAGTAATGTAGCGACACCTATACTAGCTTGGTATAGTGAGTCTTGCCAAGCCGGTACTCGTATCATGACTTACCTCCGTCTATTACTTGTAACTGTTTCTTTCTATGCTCTAGGTCAATGGACAACTGCCAATCTTCGACCTCTTTGTATGTTTTATGTATCAAGTCATGTGACTGAGCAAGATCATAACATACTGTAGCTATGAACAGGTATATTACGTCCCTGATGAAATAAGTCTGTAAAGCAAACCTATCCTCCTCTTCAAGACCTCTTTGTGCCTTGTTGTATGCTTGCTGTATGTCTGCGTAGTACTCAAATGTTGTTGCGTCATCAAGTAACCAATGGTGTACGTCGCTGTTATGTTCTTTGTAGAAACTCATGATGTCCTTGGTGTCCTGATGGTGTACGAACGCATCATTGCTGTGATCGTGTATGATTCTCTTGACCTCTACAGGTGTGTATGCACCCATGATCTCTTCTACTGCCTTGTTTGTCATTTGATTTCTTCTCCTTTGCTATTGAATGATTTGTCTAAGTCTGGTACGTATAGTACTCCGTCCTCCTTGAGATGTGAAATCATCAAGTTGAACCATTTGTTGTTGATGTCATGAAAGACCCCTTCTGGTAAGTCCTTGTAGTATTTCTGTGACCATTGTATCATTAGATAAACTCCATTGGTGATGTTGTGAAATGACCTACAGCTTCTTGGTCAAACATGTCCTTGTAGTGCCAAGCGACATCCTCTACCTTGTCTTGGTTGGTAGTGTTGATAATAACTATCTTGGTATCTTCTAAGTCAGACTGCCATGTTCCCACTGCGTCCTGTATAGTATACCCGTCAAAGTTAGCATCAAGTACTTCCTGACAATACATTTGCCAGTCTAAGTCTGTGACGTAACCGCCGTCTGGCTTGTTACGACCTAGTGTTAAGTGATGTAGCATAACTGCGTCCTAGCTGATGTGTGTGATTGATAGTTGTATAAGTTTATGAACTCTTGTGGTGTGAAGAGTAGTAAACTAAGTAGTATTGTATATGTAAGCATTGTCCTCCATTATTATTATAGCAAATATTATATGATAAGTCATGAGTATTTTTACTCAAAAGTTATCTTGTCTCCGTATGGTGTGTAAACTGTGACCTTAGTCGTGTACTCACCTAGTTCAGCATTGAGTAGTGCTGTAGCGATAGTCTGTTCGTTGGTCATTGATAGTACTGACTGATCGAGTACGTCCGTAAACTCTGCACGTGTCAGATGTAATGCGACCTCATTCTGTGTCTTGTCTGTCTCTGACTCTGTGTATGTTAAGTCACAGGCGTCCAACAGCTCCTCGCAGTCGCAGTCTATCTCTATGTAGAAGTCATAAGTACCCTGCGTCCTTGACCACTCTCGCTTTTCGTCCTTGTATGGCATAATTGCGTCCTCGTGTAATGATTGTGATGGTAAATAAAAATCTGTCTCTATACCTCTATTATAGCATCTTATCGTGAGACTAACTTGATATGTGTGGAATCTCTGATAAGAATAATAAGTATAATGAGTCGCATGAGACTGATTGTGATAATGAGTGTGAGTCTCAAACTGGACTCAAACTAGACTCACATCACTTTCTTATGTGTCTTAAATGTATTATTGTTACGCTTTATAAACTTTGGTGTGCGTTTATAATTAATTGTAGATGGTAACACAGTATATGTCACTTCTTTACAATTCTCTTGTAAGTGCGTAATCGAATCATGTAACTGTTTGTAATATTCTGTTGAATGTTTATAAAACTTAAAGCGTTGATGATTCATTAGGCAAACACCATAGTCGCTTTAGTCACAGGTTGAGACACTACTGTAATACCTAGAGTCTTAAGTGACGCAATGTCTTTCTCATTGATAGTCTTTTTACCTGTTAAGGATTGTAAAGCTTGTGCTTGTACTGAATCTGTAACATAGTGTAATGTTTTGCCGAAGGCTGTCTTAGGTTGTGTCTTGATGGTCATGTTTTGGAATCTCCTTTATCTCTCTATGCCTCTATTATAGCATTATTATTCTGAGATTGTCATGAGATTTTATCAGTCCCACACATCTAATTTGAGTCGCACATGATTGTGAGTCTCAGTCTAATACTGATTGAGACTGGACTAAGACTGAGATGCCAACAGATCGTGACACATTGTAACAGTCTCAGATTGCGTCCATGTTGCGTATGAGTGTGATCGGCGTACCGCACTTGACGAGTCTTACCATGAGTCTACCCTAGACTGCGTCCTAGTTTCGCTGAGACTCACTGGACTCGTCGGACTCGCTGAGACTCATGATTCCTATTATAACAGGGACGGCAATGGGGGAAATGCGACCTACCTCCGTCGTATATATGACCAGACAAAATTATGTCATTTTTTACGGAATAGGGATTCTAGGTATTGTTTTTTGAGCTGTAATCGCTGTTCTTGAAGACTTAACAGAGGCCACTTGTTAATCTTAAGTGCTATCTTTGTTTTTCTCCATCTATTCAGTAATATACGCTCTATAGCTGCGAATATTCTCATGTTTTGGAGTTTGTGTAAGTGTATTAAGAGTTATCCACTCATAGGATAACCGGTGTTATGATAGGAGGAGATGTTAGTCTCCTCCATAGGGGTCGAGTCCACCCTTCTCTTCCCCTGTATAAGTGCGTGATCGACTTTACCTCCAATTAGGTAGCTCATTGCCTGTTTCACGCCCACGAGCCTCCTGACGCTGTTCTAGAGACATCCCCATAACTAGGTGATTAGCACTGCTTTTGGGGTTGTCTAAGAAATCTTCAAGTATACTCGCAAACTCGAGCTGTTTTCTTCTTTTTATCTCTTCCTGAGCACTTATATGTAGGGCATCTGTAAAATACTTTACGCCTTGTGCTAGACAATCGAGTCTATCGTCATGTTTGACTGCACCTTTCTGCCTACACATACGACTCATTTGGTAAAATAGCATATAGAGGAGCCGCTCTTCAGGCGGACTGTCTTGGTTCGACCTATAGTCCCAGTCGATAACGCCACGATCAACGATAAGGCGATGCTGATTGAGCACAGGTTCAAGAGCGTCAATAATCCTATCCTCTTTCCTAACATTTGCTCGTACCTCTTCAATATGTATGTTTTGTTTTGTCTGAATAAGATGTTTTTTAAATAATTCACTGACTATACCGTCTCCAAAGTTTGTTTCGATAACAAGCGACGTAACACCGAACTTTTTACATCCTCTAAGGATGTCGAGCAAGGTATTATCACTATACCCGTCTCTGTACGCTCGCACTTCATGCAAATAGATGAGTCCGTTTTTCTGGGATAAATAACAAGCCGCTGTTTCGTCTGTACCCCTTCCGGATGGGTCCACGCTACAAATGGTTTCGTTATATTCACTCCAATCTCCTTGCATTTGCATAGGTGTATAGAAATAGTCCCCCGGTAATCCAACTGTTGGTGCATCTTTGATGACATTGTTGGGGTCTGAGCACCATACGATGTTCTGGGGTGCAGTAGTAGGATTAACGCTAGTAACGATAAGATCAGCCATCTTAAGTGGGAATTTTTCGGCATCTGATAAGCTTGTGTCGAGTTGAAATTGCAACATGTAGTTGCTACGACCCATAGAAGCTTCTCGTTCTATCAAATCGTCATTTGTAAATCTGCTATCTGTAGGAGCCCATTCTTCTGCTCCATTATCTATATCTTCTTGTAAATCAGGTGCTAAAAGTCCTTCGTATTGGGTAATACTTTTACCTCTTGGGTATCTTGCCGGCCAAACCAAGGGACGATACGAACGCTCTGCCAACTTACGATAAATAGTAAAAGTAGTCTGAGGAGTCCCGAGATACATAATACGGCTATCGCTTTTCGGGGTAAGGATACTTTCCGCTTCTGTACAAAGTTGTAAAAGTTTTTCACGCATAAGCTCCGTCATACTGTTGCCCGGAACCTCTACGTCGTCTAAAATCATGAGATCGGCTCGGCTTCCTGTGAGCTGCCCAGTGATTCCTACCGATTTTACGCTTGGTGCTTGGTGTGGTGAGCAGTTTACGTCGAAACTGATGCGACTCCAACGAGAATCGTCCGATTTCGGTCTTAGAAAGTTTAGCCATGGTGTCTCAATGATAAGTTTTTGTAAGAAGATCGACATGTTATCCGCTCTCTCCTTAGAAGCGGAGATAATCATTATTTTCCGTTCCGGGTCATTAAAGAGTGTCCATAACACAAAAGCACCAGTAATCCAAGATTTACCAACACCTCGAAAGGCTTGAATCTGGAGTCTCTTGGGTCCGTTTTGTAAGTAGTCTGCGATTGCATATTGGGCTCTGGTTGGTGAAGGTAGATCAAGCTCTCCCCACAATGCCTGTAGAAAAAGCTTGAAATCCTGTTGTAATAATTGTAAAGAATCCATTAAATATCATCCATTACTCCGCCTGCTCCCATACCATAAGTATCATATCTACCTGTACCTATATTAAATCTTCCCATTGTAGGGTCATTAAATATAATTGACTTAATTTTAGCAAGTTGAAAGCGGTATAATTTTTCTTGATCTGGTGTAAGTGCAGGTTTTACTGCTTCAAAAGCATAATTTATCTGTCTATAAAGCTCAGTACCATCTCCATAGTTTGCTTCAAGTGCAGCCATTTGTTTTTGTAGTTTCTTGCCTGTTGACTCACTAAAAAGTAATAAAAATAGTTTTTCCTTATCCAATTTTGAACCTGATAATTGTTTATAAATAAACGGGTTAATTTGTTTAGCAAGTTTGTTTATTGACTGTTCAGACTTCTTAGCTAGTGGTATACCTAAACCTTTAGCTTCAGCATCAGCTATTAATTGCTTTAATTTAGGTACAGACCAGTTATTAATATCGACTTCAGCTAATAACTCACCTACTTCAAACGGGTCTAAGTCTGTCTCGTTTGCTGTAAAGAAGTTCATTCCTGATTTTACAATCTTATCGCCTTCATCTATCATGTCTAACCAATCTTCTACGACTTCCATATGACCGTCAGCTGCTGCACCAGTTCCATCTACATGCTTTTGACGGCGAATTTTAGAATCCCAAATATCAACCATTTTAGTCTTACCATTCACTTTACGACTAGCTTTACCTTGCATCCATTCGTAGCGAGTATAGCCAGTGTTTCGATGTTTACCATTCCACCATATCTCACCTGCCGGTCCGGCTATTTTATTAAAAAATGCTGTTTTTTGAGCATGTGTGTAAGGTTCAAGTAAGTCTAAGTTTCCAGAAGCGTCCCCTGCAACATAACCTCTTTCTAAAACTTTTCTTTGAATACGGTTATACATATTTCCGCCGGGTTTAGTATTATTATACATACCCAAGGATTGGACAAGTGTAAATGTATGATCTAAGTTGATTCTTCTTTCTGGTATTGGTCTTGGTACTAACTGTCCATCACTATTTAACATTTTAAAGTTTGCCATAGCGTCACCATATATAAGGTTCCACTTTGTCATCTCTACTTCTCTAATTTTATTCCAAGCTGCCGGTATTTTATAATGACCAACAGTCTGTATTTTAGTTGCTATCTGACGTCTATTACCTAAATGTAGTCTAGCAAACGGTAACCAGTCAAAACGTCTACCAGTTGTTGCACTCATACCACCTTGAACCATGTGGTTATTTAACATAGTCTGGAACATCTGAGCAGATTCAATAACAGTAGGCTCAACATATCGTTGTCTAAATTCTGGCGTACCAACCATAGGTATATCATTAGCATCACCTGACCCTAAAATTTTACCTATAAGCATTTGTTTCTGAGCATCAATAACTTTAGGCTGATTTAATTCTGGTAACTGCATTTCTACGTCACCCATCATGCTAGACAATCCTTCTATGTTACCTTTTTCAAACGCACGTTGATTTCTATTTTTAGCTATCTTAGCACCTACTTTGTTTGAAATGGCTGTGCCACCTCCTCCGACTACACCACCGAGAGTTCCGGCTGTTGCAACTTCTAAAGGATTAAGAAATCGTTGTTCATCAACTCCTACACGTACTTGTTCTGTACCTATACCTGTAAGAGCTCCTCCTACAAGTCCACGTTGTACTGTACCAGTTTTACCTACAACTTTAGCAACTCCTTTGCTAGCTCCTATATTCATAAACGGTATAGCACCGGCTGCACCAGAAGCTAAAATTTCACCCCAGTTAAGCTCGTCTTCACCGTATAAATGTTTTTGTACTAGATAATTAGTATAAGCACCCTGACCAAAGTTGATAACTCCATATCCTAACCAACCTAGTGGTCCCATACCTAATAAAGGAGTGGTAGCTACATCTGTAGCAACACCACCACCTATTTCTATACCCATTCCTTGGAATCGCTTAATCAGTTGTTCTTTTTTAGCTTCGTTTTCCATTACTTGTATCCAAATTTATCAAAATTTTGTACGCTTTCTATAGTTAAAGACTTAGTCAAGTCACTCTTAGAACTGTTATTTAGTATTTGATTCTGGTTTATTTTTAGTTCTTCTATAAGACGATTATCTATAACTTGTTGTTCGTTTCTAAAGTCAGTACCCTCAAGATAGTCTTGCTTGTCTATTTTTATCGTTTTATACTTATTGTTAGGGTCTTTAATTGTAAGCTGTGGAAAGTTTTTACTAGGTGTATCATCTGCATTACGTATTTCTTCTGCAAATTCTCTATCTTCTAGTATGTCTTCAATGTTTTCAATTAAGGTAAATCTATCTTTATCTGTAGGTATATAATCGTCTCCAACTACGTAAGCTTCTCCGTTCGGCTTTACTAATTCAAACTTTTCTAGTAAACTTTTTTCACCCGGTTTTTTCAACCTACCTCTTGTGTAATCAAACATACCCTGAGTAATTTTACCACCCTCAGCTTTCATAAGTAAGATGTCTAATCGAGTAACTTTAGCAGCTAATTCTTCTTTTCTTTTATCTATCTCTTTTTGTTTGTTGACATTTTTTCCCCAAGCTTTACTTGCAAACCAAGCGTTAGGGTCATTTCTTATTAAGTCTAACTCAGCCTGCCTTGCTATTTGTATTGTTTTAAGCTGATCTATTCTTCTATTATATTTAGCTAGCTCTTTTTCTAGTTTTTCTGTGCTTTTATAAGTTTTAGAGTATCCTCTAGACTTTTTGTTCTTACTTCCGCTCACAAGCCATTCTTTTTTCTTGTTTTCGCTCATTAGTTAATGTGTGATAAAATTGTGTGTTCTCGATCAGTAATGCCGAATGTCGACCTCATCCAGTCCCTCCAGTTTTTACTACCTTTTTCCTGATTGCATCGCCTACAAGACGGGACAACATTTGTCGTCTCATCTCTTCCGCCCTTGCATTTTGGACGTACGTGGTCAATGGTGAGTTTGTGTAATTCATAAAATTCTCCGCAATAAACGCATTGACAATTAAAGTGCTCTTTGATAGCTCTTCTCCAGAGCCGTTTCGATTCTGAACTTGTCATCGTTATTAAATTGTGTAAATAGTAATCAGGGTTTGGTAGTAATGGGGTCATTTTCTAATTTTAAGTCTGCTGCGTCGGTTAATAGATGGCTTTTGTTTTCTGCCTTTGGTTTTACTACCCTTATAATGGGCGGCATCCATTCCGTCACGGTTGCCATATGTTCCAAGTTTTCTATTAAGTTTGTTTGCATTGACTCTAATTGATAAACCTTTTTTAGTTTTGTTGTATTTAGCCTGTTGCTTAAGGCGTTTCTTCCTAGCTTTAGGATTCTTCTTGTAGTATTCAGAAGTTTTTGCCATATACTTTCCTCTTAACGAGTGAAGGGTCTACGGTAGGAATGATTTTGTGAAGCTTGTCTAAAGGACTACCCTCGAAGGCAACGCCTGTTATATCATTGGTTTTTAACCAGTCGCAAGCTGCTTTTAAATCTTGTGTTGTAGCTTCTCCACTTTTTATTCTACGCAAGAAGTCTTCTGTAACAAGGTAGTGTAGCTCGTTAAAACTTTCTTCTGTTGCTTTTCTGGGTAGTTTCTTTAGTTCTTCCATTATTCTATGTCAAGTCCTTTTTTAACAATTTGTAGAGCTCTGTCATCAAGCTCGTTATCTGTTTGCTCGACTAACTTTTCTAGTAGGTCTACAACAAATACTTTAAATTTTTCGCTTTTCAAGAAAGCTAATACGATTGGTTTTAATAGTGCTAACATTACTCTTCTCCGGGTGTAGTTGTTTTAACATAGCGTCCGTTCTCGTCTCGCTTTGCAGCCTTTTTCTTAGGCTTTTTTGCAGCTTTTGCTGCTATTTGATCTGATAATGTACTCATTTTTGCCAAAAATTCTTTTTCTTAGGTGGTTGTAAAGATGATATAGGTACTATATCCTGACAGACTTTTGCCATCTCAGTTCCGGGTCTATATGTAAAACCCTTGCGTTGCAAATCTGCACACTTAGAAGCTCGTGTAATCTCATACTCTAACTTCATAGTGTTGTATTTCATCTCTGCCATTTCTTTACATTGTTTATAGCCTGACTTATCTAGAGGAACCATAAAGTTAATCTGGAATCCCCAGTTCTCAGCTATTGTGTAACCAGAAGGGTGCATAAATTCATCGAATGGTTTACTATGATTGCCCATATAAAAAGGCTGAAATGTCATAGTACTACCATTACAGCTTATATTACCCCCGTAGTATTGTCTACTTTGTGCTCCATTGTTCTGGAACTGTACAGCTTGGTTGGTTACGTTACCGGTTGCTGCTGCTACAGGGTTGCTAACATTAGTATCTTCAGCAAATACAGGTGTACTTACTGTGAGAAGATAGAATAAGAGTTTGTAGTAGACTCTGTTTCTATTGTTCTGTCTATTGTTATTGTTTCTATTGTCCCTGCTTCTCTTGTTGTTATTGAGAAATCCCAACTGGTTTCGCCAGTTACTGGGGTGTAGGTAGCTGTGTCTGCACCAATCCCACCAGTTCCTCCAACGGTTATGTTTGTACCGCTGTAAGTTGTGACTTCTGCTCCTAGTACATCGTGTACTATTTCTTCTGTTATTGTTTGTGATGTTGTTGTTGTCGACTGCATTGACCCTGTGGTAAACTGAGGCGTTACAGTGTTGGCTCTTGCTATTGCGGGTGACAACAATGCTAAGAGAAGAATCCATGTTTTCATTTCTTTGGTGTTGTGGGTTCCTTCTTGTCCGTCTTCTTACCATTACCAGTAGACAAGCCGAATGTGGCTAGTGCACCCGTAAAAATCGAAGCGACGAAAGTGATATCTGCCGAAGCATTGGATTTCTTTACCATAGGCAGCTCAACATAATTTAACGTGATAATAAATCCTGACCAGATAACTACGCCTAGACGCACTGCTGCACCTAGTATAGCCATCTGTTCATCATGATCGTCTACGTTTTCTTTGAGCTTAGTGAAGAGTCCCTTTTTTTCTGGCGGTTTTGTTTCCATTTATTTATCTTACCTTGTAGGAACTTCTGTAATCGTTTCTTAATTTGTTCTATAACTGGCTGTGCAACAGTTGTAGCCGCTACTGCTGTAACAGCTGCCACAGTTGTAGTAACTAATACTTCAGCCGGTGGTATAGGTATAGGTGGTAAGGGTGGTAAAGTTAGTGTAGGTGCAGGCGGTTCCTCTGTTTCTACAGGTTGTGTATCCTCCGGTTCTTTAAGATCACTCGGAGGTACAACCATAGGTTTATAAAAAGGTACGTCTGCACTTGGCAACGGTATCTCTATCGTTTCTATCGTTTCAAAATCTGGTATTTCTGCAAACGGTATTACGATATGTTCCATCTTTCTTTAACAGCAGCTAGTTCATCTGCGTCTGTTATTTCAGTTAACGTACATGTATCATTAACTATTTTACTTGGGTCAAAATCTTTCTCTGCAATAACAACGTCAGGTCCGATTCTTTCCCACTTTTTACTGCCGCCGGGGTCGGATAGACCGACTCCCCAATCTTCAGTTTTACCTGTTTCGGCATATTTATATATCTTATCTATTGTAAACATTAATCCTGTCCTCCTAGTATCCATTGATATCTCCAGAAACCATGCTGACTTCCTTGGTTAAATCCGGCTTGTGACCAACCATCATAACCACCAACATATAGAGTACCACTATCAGTTAGTACATCCCAACCATTTTCACTGTATGTACCACCAGTATGGCTAAAGTCAATACACTTACCGGGTAAGCTGTTAACTTGCATAAAGAAAGCGTTACGACCTGTGTCGTTTTCTGGGTTTGCACCGGCTGTACCACCAGATGAATAACCTTTAGCAGCTGTAATAAGTCCGTAGTTAAAGTCTCTAGCATTATTTCTTTCTAGGTTTGGTTCTAAATCATAGTCCCAATGACCTGTCCAGTATAATTTACCGAACTCGTCAAGTAAAACACATCTGTTGTATGTCTCACTACTATGACTAGCAGGGAAAATCTTAACAATCTTACCTATCTTCATTTTACCATAGTTAGTTCCACCTGTCTGGAATGATTCCCAGTTACCGTAAACTTCGTTAACCATGTTGTTATTACTCTGGTTGTTCCAATCCTGACCTCTGTCACGGAACATAATCTCAGCTCCAAACCAGTTACCTGTACCCATGCTAGAAGAACCTGTTGGGTTACTATAGTGTGTACCTGTACCTTGCTGACCTCTTGAATTACCACCAGTAGCATATACTTTTTGTGGTAAACCTGTTGTACCACCGTCAGTAATTATATAGATAGTACTATAACGAGTATTGTTTGTAACAAAGTAAACTACTTTCTGATTATCACTATTCCATAAAGTACTACTATTAGTTAATAATCTAGGTAGTGTTTGGTTAGTAGTGTTTGTTGAATCATAGTAACCTGTGTAGATACCATAATCTTGTAAATAACCACCAAAGTATATCTTACCTTCGTCAGTTAATACAAATACTTTACCGATATCGTTACCATCATTCATGGCTTCGATGTGAATAACTTTCTTATTAAGTAAGTCAGAACCGGCTACAGCTGTAACTTCTTGTGGTGTAGTATACTGTGTAGTGTTACCAAGTAAACACTGCCCTCTGTTATTTCTACCCCAAGCATACATCTTACCTGTTTCAGTAATACAGTAAGTTGTAGTGTAGTAATAACCACTTGTACAAATATAAATTACTTTTTCGTTATTAAAGTTAGAACTAGGTATTCTTCTAAAGTAATAGTTATTAGATGTGCTGTTATGACCTAACTGACCATAACCATTATATCCCATAGAATACATGTTACCATCAGTATCGAGTGCATACATAGAGAAGTATGATTCGTGACCATTGTCTCCTAAATGAGCATTACTAAAGTCAAACTGCTTAATCTTAGGATAGTTTGTACCTGATAAAAGTGTAGAGTTCTCGTCGTGGAAAGTTACTGCTACTTCAGAATACTGAGTAAGAGTTTTACCAAATCCTTCTCCACCATAGCCACCATAGCCTGCAAAGGTTACAATACCATTTTCATATAAGTAATAAGCTGTTTTATTACCTCTATGTACTTGCTTAAGTCTTGGCTTGTCAACTACGACATTACCATCTACATCAAGGTAGCCGAGATCGTTTCCTTCTGTATCAGTTAAGAAATGTGCATAATCACTGTTGCCTGCAAGAGCTTCTACCCAGAACTTAGGACATCTCCAGTTAGAGTTCCAAGGCTTGTCATCAGCACCATTATAAGAAGTACATCCTGTACCAATCGCACCTCCATAGTAGTAACCGTTAGAGCTGTTGTGGTACATATTACCCCAGAAAGTATAATGTCTATCTGAGATTACACCATTCTGTCTATAACCAAGTTTACAAGTTCCATATCTAAATCCTCTACCAGACTTTTTAAGGTAATCAAGCTGAGGTAATAGACTTTCTGTATAGTTATTAATGTCGTGGTTAGCGAATGTATTATATGTTATATTATTATAATGTGTATCAGAAGGCTGTCTGTGCTCATTATTCAGTGACTTATTACCACCAGACCATACTGGCTTAAAGAACATGTTATGTAAGGTAACATTTATCTCGTCAGCTGACATACCTTCGTCACGTATTCTTAATGAACCCGGTGTTGAGCTACTTGCTATTATAGCAATACTTCCACCACCAGATACTGAGTCAGGTGTTACACCCGCAGTTACACGTCCATTAGTACCGGCTGTACTATAGTTACTAGCATTAGGGTCTTTGACAGAATATGTCATACCTGTAGCTGATGGGAATGTAAATGTATACTGTGAGCCTCTAGTTAGGTCAATAGTAGGATGTGCGTCACTATGTAATAATCTTCCGGCAATCTTTGTAGATGATGTCCATGTAATGCCTGCACCCATACCACTGTGTTGTGTACAATAGTATTCGTATACTAAGAAACCTAAGTGAGGTACTACCCAAGTAACAGTTGCTCCGGATTGACCCGGTGTACCTGATCTTGTAACTCCATCTGCAACAGCACCTGTTTCAAAATCAAATGTAGTATTACTTGCACCTGTTCTTGCATTAAATGCTAAAACATGCCCTGCGTTAGAAGCATCACTAACGTCAAATGTATATGTACTTCCAGTCTTTAATGTAAGTGCCTGTTGACTTACACCACCTATTACAAACTTACTTGCTGCTACAGTAACTGTATATGAAGCATTTGCAGCTGTAGGATGATCGTCTTTAAATAAGTAAGCACTCTTACCATTTGTAGCCGGTGTAGCTCCCGGTAGCTGTACCTGTTCGTATATAACTGTTGTACCGGCAGGGAAAGATTCTTTAGGATTATTCTCTACTACTAAGTTAGATTGTAAAGCACCTATTGGTAATCTTGAGTTTGTACCATCATTATCTCTGTACTCGATATCGCCTGCTGTAGTATATGAACCGGATGTACCTGTTGAAATAACTTTCCAATGGTTTGAGGAAGCTGATGTTCCGGGTGTATAAGCTGTACCTGTTAATGGACTAACGCTGTCAGAATCCATTATGTACGCATCGCTATTATAAAGAACTATATCTCCTCTATAATAATTTGTTGAACTAGACCATGTACCTACGTAGTTTACACCACGCATCATGACTGTCCAGTTCGTTGAGTTTTGTTCTGGTGAGTTTGTAGTATTTGATGCGTCAGCTATGCAAATATAACTAGACCCATTATGGTATACTACATCATCAACCTCGTAGGCAGAAGCGGTACTCCATGTACCTTTCCAAGTAAACTTCAGTTTGCCTAAATCTATTTGTGCCATTTTTTAAGCTGTAGTTGTCAATATTAAATGTCCAGATGAATTTAGGGAATATCTGGGAGTTCCTTGAGTTCCACCTGATGTTGCTGAGTGCAAGGCTGCGGAGTCGCCTATGTGCCACTGTGCTTCGCCTTTGTACTGATAATCTTCTACTTTATATGTAGCAGTATCAGAAGCAGTAGCATAGTCTAACTTTAATGCACCGGCTGTAGTTCTATTAAAACCATAGAAAACTGTAAAGCCTGCATAAGAGTTAGCTAGTTGAGCATAGTGAAGGGCAGATAACTGTCCGGTGACACCGGCAGATGTAGTAAACGTAGTATTATAAGCATTAGCTGCATACTTCTGGGCATCTGCAACTTGGTTCGCCATGTTTGTACCGGCGTTCGCAGCTTGCGTTGCACTGGCTGCGGCAGCTGTAGCTGACGTTGCAGCGGCTGTTGCCTGTGTAGTAGCTGTAGTTGCACTTGCTGCTGCGGCAGTTGCCTGAGTTGTAGCAGTTGTAGCATGCCCTTGCAATACTGTATTGTTGTTTGTCGTGATGTCTTCAACTTGTTGTTTGTTGACACCATCTGTAGCAGATATACCGGCAGCGACGTTTGTCATCCGGTTACTACCTACGTTTAAGTTACCACTAATGGTTACGTTAGTAAGTGTACCACCAAGGTTTTGTACTGCATCTTTTTCTTCTTGTAGAGAATATATAGTTTGCAGTTGGTTAGCGTTTAAGTCAGCTGCTTTAACAGCAGAACCCGGCGTGTACGTGACACGGGCTTGGTCGACGTCAGTGCTTCGTGCAATACGAATAATAACAGGACTTACTGGAATGTTACCAGTAGTAAATACAACTGTACCTCCGCCACTTGGAGTGTAAGAGGTTATGTTGTAATGTGTGCCTGCTGTTTGTAATTGACCATCTAACTTAACATCTATATCAGTGGTTTTTATTGAAGGGAAGGTAAAATTTTTATTATTTTGACCATCCGCTGTATATTCGATAAATGTGTTAGCCATTATTTATATATGTTGAGTATGTTGGCAGAAGCATATTGCTTTTGAATTTGAGCTTCTTTTCTCTTTGCTTGCTGTAATATCAAAGCTTCAATTTCTGGGAAGTCAGTAAGTCTTCTCCAAGCTAGGACACGAGCTTCTTTAAATATTCTATCTATAATCCTGTTATGGTAGTAATCACGTGCATTAAAATCACCACGTCTACCCGCTTTTATATCAGCATACATTAACTGCATAGATGCTATAATCTTGGGGTCTTTACTTAACTTATCTAGTTTCTGTTCTAGATTTTGTAGACCTATTTCCTTTTGGAACATAGACCTAATCTGAGGGTTATCAGTTAAATTAGTACCATCAGGTGCGTAGAAAACTGACATTCTTAAATCATAACCACTATTGAATAAAAATCTTCTAGCGTCTGATTCTTCTAAGTTTAAAGATACAGGACTAAACATATTAAATGCTCTAGTCATGAAATCATAATCTCTAATAGGTTTACCGTTAAGCATATCATACTTAATAGGCAAGTCTCTAGCGGGTAGGTACTCAGTAGCTAAGTTTCTGTTACGAAGAGATTGAAATATACCAGAGTTAATTTCACGCATATGTGGTAATATTAATTTACCTATTTCATTACGTAAACCTGCTAATGGTACAGTATTATTCATCAAACCGGCTGTAATACGTTCGACTTGACCGGGGCGTCCGGCTGCTAAATCTACAAGCTGTTGAATACCGGCTAGATAGGACTTACTAGATATAGCCTGAGCTATAACTAATGAAATCTTTTGTAGTTCTCTTTCTGTCCACTCTTCACCCATCAACATACTTGCATCACCAACGTCAGCAATAGTAGATAGTATAAGGTTAAAAGGTTCAATAGAATCATAACCTACACGTACACCACCTACATCTATAGTTCTTGGCATATAACCACCGTCTATCCAACCTTGAC